ATGAGTGAGTCCGAAAGCCGCTTGACGCGAGCATCAGAGTCGTCCGAGAGCCATGCAACGCATTCAGAAGCCAAGGCGGACACTGCGTGCGATTCGCTGCTCGATACGGTCAAGTCGACCCTGGATCCGTTCAAGCAAACATTCTCGTCGGACGGCAGTGTGATGCATCACGTCAGCGAAGCCGTGAATTCGCTTGCGTCATTGCAGGGCATGCCATCGCAGTTGCTCAACACTGGCATCGCGCAGATCCCGCTGCTCGACAAAGTGCCAGGGATGCCGGCAGCCACCATAGGTGTTCCGCATCTCGGTATGCCGCATGCGCATAGTCATCCTCCAAGTAACGGTTTCCCTTTGCCGAGTGCCGGCACGACGATCGGCAGCGGCTGCCTGAGCGTGTTGATCGGCGGTATCCCGGCCGCCCGAGTGCTGGACATTGGCTTCGCGCCAACTTGTGGCGGACTGACGCCTTACTTCGACATCCAGACGGGGTCGAGCAATACCTTCATCGGCGGAATGCGTGCCGCGCGCATGGGTATCGACATGACGCGACACTGCAATCCAATGGGGCATGTGGGGAAGTCGGGCGGCGAAGCGGCAAGCGCTGCGGAGAAAAGCGAGGAGGTGGCGAGCGAGGCGGCTCAGGTGACGGGCCGGGCGAAGGCGCTGGGGCGGGCAGGGAAGACGTGGAAGGTTGGTAATGCGGCGGTCGGGCCGGCTTCGGGTGCGGCGACCGCAGTCGACGACGCGTCGCAGGGGGAAATCGCCGCGGCGGCGATGACTGCGGCGCAAACGACCGCGGACCTCGCGTTCATGATGCTCAGCAATCTGATGGGTAAGGATCCTGGTATCGAGCCAAGTATGGGCACGCTGCTCATGGGCGATCCGACGGTGCTGATCGGCGGGTTTCCGTTGCCGGACTCGCAGATGATGTGGCATGGGGCGAAGCATGGGATTGGGAAGAAGGTGCGGCCGAAGTTGCCGAAGTGGGCTCAGAAACTGGCCTGTGAGTTGTTTGGCGAACCAGTTAGTGCCGTCACTGGAGAGGTCGAGAACGATTTCACGGACTATGAGACGGACGCGGTCATGCCGTTCAAATGGGGGCGTCACTATTGCAGCGGCTGGCACGATCGGGACAGCGTACTGGGATACGGATTCCGACATGCATGGCAGCATGAGTTGCGGCTGTTTCGGACACGCGCCGTGTATATCGATCCGCACGGTGCGGAATACACGTTCGTCAGAAGGGCCGATGCGACTTATGGCGGCAGTTGTCGCGGTTACAAGATGGAGCAACTTGATAGCCGACGCTTTGTCGTCCGGCATGATGTAGAGGGCGACCTAGAGTTCGAGCGGGAGTCGGCAACGGCGCGGTCCGCCCACTGCGCTGGTCATATCAGGGATGGGGTACGTTGCTTCTTGCAGTACACCGCCCACGGTGGCATCAACCAGATTGCGCAAGCTGACGCAAACAGCGATATCCGGCGCATCGTCACCTTGGTGTATGACCCTTGCGGTCGGATCATCGAGGTCGTGCTCACTGACGTCGATGGTCACGTCAATCGAATTGCCCGGTACGGATACGATGCGAAAGGCTGTCTGGCCAGCTATCGCAATGCGCTCGATGCCGTGTCAGCTTGCGAATACGACATGCAGCGCCGAATCGTGCGCCTCACGGATGCGAATGGATACGCGTTCTTCTATTGCTACGATGCCCATGGGCGCTGCATAAACAGCGGGGGGCAGGATGGCTTATGGCGCGTACGGTTCCAGTATCACCCGGGGCGGACATTGGTTACCGAAAGCGACGGCGGAAGATGGATCGTTCTTTACAACGAAGTTGGCACGATCACACGCGTCATCGATCCGTACGGCGGCGTGGTCGAGTACCTGCTAGGTGCAGACGGTCGCATCGTAAGCGAAGTCGATTCGGGCGAACGTGTTACACGTTGGATCTACGATGCCCACGGCCGTAACTCCCATCGGGTAGACCAATGGGGCAAGTGCTGGCCACCGAAAGACGAAGCGCCGGTGGTGCCTGATCGCATTCCTCGTGCGGTGCCCGATACTCACCTCGGGCTGCAGTGGGGCGAGATTGTGTCAGCCGAACTCGGCCCGAGGGTGCTCGTTCCCCCTTCAATAGAACAACTTGCGGACGTATTCTTGTCGCTCCCGCCTTCACGGAGCGTAGGCGTGATCAAACAGCGCGATGCGGCGGGACGCGTCATCGAGCATACCGATGAATGGGGATGCACGGAACGTTTCAAGTATGACGCGAACGCCAATGTGATTGAACGATGTGATGGCGACGGGTACACCTATCGCTACGACGTTTCATCGTGGAACCTGCGTGTGACCGAAACCGATCCACTGGACAACACGACTCACATCCACCACACGTCCAGCCAACGGATCGACGTCATTGTCGACCCGAATGGCAACGAGAGTTCATACACATACGACTGCAAGGGGCGGATCATTGGCGTCAGGCGTCACGGCGTGGTACGAGAAACGTATGCATACGACGCCGCGAACCTGTTGGTCGAAAAACGTGACGGGGAAGGCAACCTGCTGTTGAGATTCGATGCCGGAGCCAATGGCAGGTACTGCAGACGTAAGCTCGCCAGTGGCGAGATCCACATCTACGACTACGACGCAAGAGGCAATACGATAGAGGCGTCGACCGACGGACACGATGTCAGGCTGGCATATGACCATGGTGATCGCCGCACCATGGATAAACGGAACGGCTTGGGAGTGGATCATGTGTATTCCGGCGGATGCCTTGCGAGCACGACATACTTTGGGCGCTTCACGGTGCATTACGAAAAAATCGTGGGCTATTCCGCGACGCAAATTCATACACCAGAAGGGGGCTGCCATCAGTTGGAGCGCAGCCACGACGGAAGGGTGCTGCTCGAAGCGGCCAATGGCACAGCCATATTGGGCGGTTTCGATCATGCGAGACGATGCGTCGGACAGATCGTATGGAGCCGCAAGCATGAAAAGCCGCTTCGCTGCACTCGGTTCGAATACAGTGCAACGGGAGAGCTACGCCGGATTACGAGCGATGCTGGCGGCTCGAAAGAGTACGAGTACGATGCGGCTCATAGACTGGTCGGAGAAAATTGCAACGGTTGGCCCGTCAGGGAATTCAAGTACGATCGCGCCGGCAACCTGATTTCGACGCCGGCGGCGGCATGGATGCGATACACCGAAGGTAATCGCCTGGCGAGTTCGTGTCTGGGCACTTTCAGCCATAACGGACGAAACCATCTATCCGAATTCATGCGCGCCGATGGTGTACGCACGACCTACCAGTACAACAGCAAGGATCTTCTCGTCGAAGTTGGCTGGAGTGATCGGCCAGAAACATGGACTGCCGAGTATGACGGTTTGTGTCGACGCATTTATCAGGCGTATGGCGGGAACAGGACCGACTACTATTGGGACGGGGACAGGCTTGCTGCAGAACTGATGTTCGACGGACGATTGCGACTGTATGTCTACGCGAACGAATCATCGTTGGTGCCGTTTCTCTTTGTCGACTATCCCTCTGCGGATGCCTCCGCAACTGACGGGCAAGCCTATCTGGTCTGCTGCAATCAAGTGGGGCTGCCGCAATGGATTGAAGACGAAGAGGGGGCGACGGTCTGGGCCGCTGCGGACGTCGACCCGTATGGAGCGATCCAGGTGGCCGAGGGGAACCTGGTCGACTACAACCTGCGGTTTCCCGGACACTACTTCGACACGGTGACGGGGCTGCACTACAATCGGTTCCGCTCCTACAGTCCCGAGCTATGCCGTTACCTTCAATCTGATCCTGTCGGACAGTCAGGTGGCATCAATCTCTATGCGTACGTTGCCAATCCAGTCGTAAGGGTCGATGTCCTAGGATTGCATGATCCGCGCGATGACCGTGCCCCGAAGCCTGACGACGAGACGGAATCACCTCTGACGTCCAGGGTTCCCAAACTCCTTCTTCCGTCTGAACTCACAGATATCCGGGATCCCGGGGAACTCGCCGTAGCCGCAGGACATCACGTCTTTCACCTTGCGCACGAAGCAGCCAATGAAGGCGAACGCAGTATCACGCTCCCCGATGGAAGGGATGGGACCACGTTCAAGACCGGTAAAACGACACTAGGGCCATGCCTGACGGTGGTGGTCTTCAAACCGACGTTGGAGATTTTCTACGGACAGAACCAACACGAAACAATTTCCGCGGACATGTTCCCTGTCTCGAGTCACCGTGCATTACAGGAACTGCTTGAGCGGAACGAACTGATACGTAAATATTGCACGACGCCAGGTGGCAAGCCTTGTGCGAGTCACACCAGAAAATACGGCGTGCCTGGGAAGCATGGCGACGTTCGCGTGCTGGGTGATGCTTTGAGCACGAAGATCCAGGCCGGGGAGAATCCGGACTTCACTGATTTCACGATGTATAACCTGAGAATGAGAGACTCGAATCCCGGTGGAAATGGCATCATCCCCGCAGGCACACCGATGCCCCGGTGTTTACATTGCGGTCCTGCGACCGTTGGCGTGGACGTCATATCCGATTCGCCCGAGGTTAGCGCTGCTCACGTGGCGAGGTTGAAGTATTTGCAGAGTTTTCTGAGATAGTCGCCTGGATGTCGCCTTGTCAGTGCTGGGCCGTCGCGTGTTCAAATGGATGTTGGGGCATGGACGAGAACTCGCGCGCATCCGACATTCTCGGCGAGCAGGCCAAGCACGCGATGCGTGTCGATATAGGAGTTTACATAACGTGAAACGTTGCAGCCCGGAAAGCTAACTTTAGCTGGCGTTACACCTGCGGGACCAAGGCCCCACAAGCGTTAGCGGGTAGCGCCAGCCGCCGAAAACCCTGGAGACCCTTGGAAAAAACTTCCAAGGCATGCACCCAGATTGCCTTCGTGCGATCGTCGCGCGAGCTTTCAGCGTGCGCGGTGGCGATCACTTCGAACGGATCGACGCCAAGAATTTCCGCAACGCGGATCGCCGTTTTCTCGTCGAAAACGGATTGCTGGTTCCGGTACTTGCTCACGGCACCACGAGTCACACCAAGCGCCTTAGCGGCAGCGTAGTCGGAGGGAAGGTCGAGGCGGGCTTTCACCGCGTCGAGCCAATCGACTGTCGTTTTCATAGACAACCCCTGTCAAATCAAATCAACCCGGCGTCAAAGGTACTGCGACGCTTCATTCGTTGCAACAGTCACTGACGCTGCGACGTATCAGCTATTGACACGTTTCTGTAGCTGAGACTATTCTTCGTCCGTCGACCCGGCCCCGGTTTCCAACCCCGCCGGTGACGGACTAGCTATCTGTCTGCCGGGCGACTTTCACGCTGGACACCGTTCAAGGGGTTGAACAAGGGGAAGTCAAATGCAGCACATTTCGTTGCAAGTCTCATACACCGACAACAGCGCGCTCGCGCTGGCTCAGAAAGCAGCCGACTCAGCATGGCGTGCATTGATGGATTCGATGCAGTGCATCGTCCGGACGTGGACCCAGGCAAACCAAGGCGGCCGCGGATGGGGTGTGGCATGAAGGCACTCACGGCAGAAGGCACCGGCGCACACCGCTATTTCCTGTTGCGCTCGATTCTTGAAATTCGGACGGCGAACGGGAATCAAGAACTGAACTTCGCCGCGGCTCTGCTTCGTGTTGAGGCGCGTAGATCGCTGGCCGCCCTGGGCGGTATGGCGGGGGAGTGGTGAAGCGATGACGAACGGCGCCCGGTCGCTCGCCGGGCTTCATCGGGGCGGTAAGCCGGCCTGATACGAAGAACTCAGCAAATCAGCGGAGATTTCATGCTGCATATTAATCGGACTACTAACGTAATGCGTGACGAATCCGACGCGATTCGACGCGAACTGAACCAACACAACGAAGTGCAGCGCGTGCGCTATCGCGCGCGCCGAGCGGCGCAGTTTGCGATGCTGGCACTTGAGCAAGGCCGCTCGCACCTGGCCGTGGTGGGTGTGGCATGACCAACGAAGAAATCGAGCAGGCAATGCCGCGCGTCGTCGCCCCCGGTGTCATCGAGTGCGGCCCGTACACCGATCGATTCGGGAGCGGCGGCTACTTCATCGCGAAGTGCCTGGATGCGCGCCGTGAATTCCACTGGTTCACCGACTACGTGGAACAGCACGATCAATTCTTGATGACGCGCGATGAAGCGCTGGGCGCTGCGCTGGCGGCCGTCGACGCGCGGCGATCGAACAGTGCACGCCGAGCTGCGTGATGGTCGCAGCGATCGAGGAAGGCGATAGCGCTGCGGCGCGCGACTTTCTGGCCGCCGACCTTGCCGAATTTGGCATTGGAGCGGGGGTGTTGGTGCCCCCGTTCGTCGTTTACAGCCCGCCGCGCACTCATCGTTCCGACCATGCGGCCGCGCGCGCGATGCACGAACTGCGGCCGCTTCTGGCGAAGCTGAAGCGGCGCAAACGGGTGATTCGATAGGAGAAGGCAGTGATGCAAGACAAGGAACACAAGCCGATGCCCCTGTGGGCGATCTGGCTGATTACGTTGGTTTCGGTGATCGCATGGTGCGGCGTCAATGGCGATCCGGCGGAGCAGTCGTGGCCGGTTCATCGCACGCAGCGCGCGTAACAGGGAGCCGGCCAGATGAAAGCAAAAGCGAAATACCTGCTGTCCGTCCTGTTCTGCTCCCTGGTCTATGCGGCGCTGTTGTCCGCATGGACGACTTTCTCGCTCGACGGCGCGCGCCATGTGCTTCTCGCCTGGGTGTGGTGCTTCATCGCCCTGACGGTCGCGTTCTCGTTTTACGCAAACCCGAAAGACGTGCGACCCGCGCCGTCGATTCTCGCTTTTGAAATGCGAAGCGGCACCCGGATCGCGGTCGGCATCGTACTGATCTGGTACGGCGATGTACTCGCTGGGGCGCTGTTCATCGCGGCGGCTCTGTTCATGCGCGCAATCAAGCATGCAGCGCAGCGGCGGCATCGTGTCGCGATGGCCGGGAGCTGAACCCATGTACGTCTACATCGAATCGGAACGCTGGCGCGACGACGAAGGCTTTTCTCGTGTGACGTACACGGTCGGTTTCTACGGTCCTGCCGGCGAATGGCATCCGGAGTCGGACCACGGCGACAGTGAAGTTGCCGCAAACCGAGTGGCCTGGCTGAACGGCAAGGCCAAGTAACCGAAGTTTTTCCAGCGCGCTCGCGCGCGCTGTCGGGCGTAATCAAGCAAAAGGCGTGACGCACTATGTGGAAGCGACTAAACCGCGATTCATTCGTCGTCGGAGGCTTCAGCCTCCTGAACCCGGATTTCTTGAAGGGACTTGAAAAGCCGGTGCGTGAGTGCCGCCGCAAAAATATCGTCGTCTTTGCTGTATTGGTCGCGGGCGGTAAGAAGCGCGCCGATAAGTGTCTGGTGAGCCGCTTCTCGGCGAGCGGGGTCATCGGAGGTAGTAGTAAGGCAAATGTCGATGACGTTCATCATGACTTCACCGAGGGCATCGAGTACAGCCTGAGCAACCTCTGTCACATCCTGCATCGTCGCAGTGCGGGGGGAAAGCAAATCCTTCGTTCCGAGCACGATTTTCTCCTCAGTGGTAGTAAGCGCCCGGAATTGTACCGGCCGAAGGTATGGGGGCGCGTCAGTAGGAACCATATGGGCGAGCTGCGGAGCGACGCCTGATGTGGATTTACGCGCGCGACGCGGTTGGGACATTGTCGGGGACGCCGGAAGCGCAAGCAGCAATCAAGCGACTTCCGTCAAAGTGGTATCGACGAGCGATCCGCCAAGCGGAGCAAGCCGGCCGCGCCAGTGCGGCGAAGATTCCCGTGCCAGGCCAGCCGATCGCCGATCGTCTGTTTGACCTGGCAGAAGCCGCGCGCTCGATCCGTGAATTTCTGGACGAGCACGCGCCGGAGCACCTGCCGGTTCGGCCGGACGCAAACGACAACGAAATCTGCATGAAGGCCCGGCGCATCGCCAACGACGTGTCGATGCGCGCGCACGGCCTGAAGCTGGTCGACGCGCTCGTCGTCGCACGCAATGCATGCGCTATCTACGGCGTTGCGCTGCCTGCCTTCGATCATCCTGCCGACCAGGTCGCGCGCGTGCGCTGCGAACTCTGGTGGCGTCGACAGCTGCGGAAGCTGCATATCCGCGCGCTCGAACATAGCAATATCCGGCTGCATTACGTCCATCGCCGCGCTGAACCGTACGCGAGTGACGAGGCGGTGCGTCGGCGCGTTGCGCAGAACCGACGCAACACGCGAACGCTGGAATCGGTCACGGTCGAAAACGAGGACGGCCAGCAGTTCACGCTCGCAGAGCTGGCGGCGAAGGGCATTTCGAACAAGGCGTTGAAGCGCGGTGAGCTGTTCACCCGCCTTCGCGGCCTGGAGGACCTGGCCGATGACGCTAAATTCCGCGGCGTCATGTTCACGCTGACGTGCCCAAGCCGCTTTCACGCGGTACGGACGACCAACGGCGTCGTCGAGCCGAATCCCGCCTACGTCGATATGTCGCCGCGCGACGGGCAGGCGTACCTGCGCAAGGTGTGGCAGCGGATTCGGGCCGAGCTGAAGCGCGAGCGCGTCGCGTATTTCGGCATGCGCGTCGCCGAGCCGCATCACGACGGTTGTCCGCACTGGCACGGCCTGGTGTTTGCCGACAAGGTCGAGCGGTTTTGTGCGGTCATGCGGAAGCACGGATTGAAGGATTCCGGACATGAGCCAGGCGCGCAGCTGCATCGCGTCCGGTTCGAAATGATCGACCGCGCGAAGGGTTCGGCGGTCGGCTACGTGGCGAAGTACATCAGCAAGAACATCGACGGGCATGCGGTCGGCGAGCACAAGACGCAAGACGGCTATGTGATCCAGGCGGATATGTGGGACGGCGACGAAATCACGCCGTCGCAGCGCGTCGAGGCGTGGGCGGCCCTATGGGGCATTCGCCAATTTCAGCAGTTCGGCGGGGCGCCGGTAGGCGTGTGGCGCGAGCTGCGCCGCGTGAAGGAACACGACCTGCCGAGCGAGGCGGAATCGCCGCGCATCAGAGCCGCGTGGCGTGCCGCGCAGAAAACCGACGAGCACCAGGCCGATTGGGCGGAATACTCGCGCGCGATGGGCGGCATCGCCGGCGAAGCGCGCATGGTGTACGTGCGCCATACCGTCGAGCACCGCGAAGGGCGCTACGGCATCGCGCCGGTGCGCGTGCCACACGGCGTCGAGGCGATAGGCGTCGCCCATGTCGTCGACGGCCTCTGTTCCTACTCCCGCGAGACGAAGATTTTCGTGCCGTCGACGCGCCACGTGTGGCAGGTGGTTCGGCGCGGCGGCGAAGCCGCCCGCCCTTGGACTGGTGTCAATAACTGTACGCGGACGGACGGGCCAGGGGTGGCCGGGACGCCCGCCGGAAGCAATAGAAGCGTCAGCGGGGAAGGAAGCGACGCGAAACGGGGTCATCGGAACCTGTAGAGCGAGGAAATTCCCATGTCTGGAATGAAGATCGGTTGTCCGTGCTGCGCCGGTGAGATTGAAGCGCGGCACACGGAAGCCATGTCGGTGACGATGCGCCGCCTGTACTTCGTCTGTGACGACTGCGGCTTTCGTTCGCCGGCGACGCTGGAAATCCTGTTCTCGCTGTCGCCGCCGGCGCGGCCGCGGGAGGACGTGGCGCTCGCCGTCTGTCCGTCTGACCGCTTGCGCGGCGCAGTGGATTCGCGGACGACGTTGAGCGTGCAGGAGGTCGGCGCATGAGATTCACGATTGCATGCCCGCATTGCGGAGCGCGCGGCATCGCGCGCGTGCTCGAACAGAAAACCGAGCTGGAGTGGGAAATCGACTACCAGTGCGACGACGTCGTGTGCGGTCATACGTACCGCGCACGACTTGGGCTAGACGTGGCCGCTCCTGTTGAGCGGCGGCCGCGGCTCGGCGAGCAGATTTCGCTTGTATAGCGGTGCCATAGAGGGATATCGACGTGCCATCTAACAGATAGCGCATCGATATCGATTAGATATCGTTTTGATATAGGGGTGATTGATGATTGTAGCGGTCGGAAATCCGAAGGGCGGGGTAGGCAAATCGACTGTTGCCGTGCAGCTCGCGCTCGGCGTCATGCTGGCGGGTCAGCGGGCCTGGCTGGTCGACGGTGATCCTCAAGGCTCAAGCGCCGGCGCCGCGCACGCGCGCCGCGATGCCGGCCGCGCGGGCCTGGCGTCGCTGTTCTGCGATGACGGGAAAGAGCTGCACCGGACGATCCAGGCGAGCGCGCAGAATTACGACCACGTCGTTATCGATATCGGTGCGCGCGATTCGAGCGCGTTTCGCGCAGCGCTCGCTGTCGCGGACGTGGTGCTGATCCCGGTTATGCCGCGCTCGTTCGATGTTTGGGCATTGGACGACATGGCGAGGCTGCTGGGTGAAGCACGCAAGGTCAACCAGGTTCGTGCGCTCGCCTTCCTGAACGCGGCGGATATCCAGGGCGCCGACAACGGCGAAGCGGAAGCGGTCATTGCCAGCTACGATGCATTCGACCTGTTGCCGTGCCGGCTGTATCGACGTAAGGCGTACGCCAACGCCAGCGCGGCGGGGTTGCACGTCGAGGAAATGGGCCGCCGCGACACGACCGCCTGCGCGGAAATCGAGCGACTGCAAGACGCCGTGTTTGGCGTACTCAAGGCGACGCACGACGAACCGTAACCCGTCGATATCGACACGCCGTCAACCAGCAACCGAAACGGTATCAAACCGATATCGAAGCGATACCAAGACGATAGGGGTTCATATGTCAGTTACGAGAAGGCCCGCGATGCCGGCGGTTTCCGCCATCGACACATTCATCCAGGGAGCGCCGGACGCGCGGCCAGGCGCCGCGAGTAGCAATCGCGCTAGCTCGGCGTCGAGCCAGCGCCAGGTCAAGCGAAAAATCAGCGTCGATATCGATCCTGATCTCTTGGCCCGTGTCGATGAGGCCGCACGGGCTTCGGGAATATCACGAAACGCCGCGCTTGCCATTGGCGCGCTGCACTTCTTGAACGAAGCCTTGCGGCGGGCGAACTAGCGCAGAAGGTAGGTAAGGTGCAATCGACACAACGTCGATTGCACCCCAATTACCTGTTTTAGCCCCAAATATTGATGAAACTGGAAAGCGTGAAATTGGGCGGAAATTTGTAGCGAAATTTGAGCGCTGAAAATTGAAATCAATTTCAGAGGCAAAGTTGTCGGCAGCAAAAATAACTTGAAAGTTAGTTTGAGTGGTGAGCGCTAAGTAGTAGTGAGGGGCAAGCAGAAGTGGTGAGTTGTAAGTAGTGAGTAGTGAGGTCAGTTTGTGAGTGTTGTTTATGCATAATTTTTGCATATCAACTTGGGAGGCACGAAACTTTGGGCTGAAATTTGAGGTCGAAAGTGTCGCAAACGATAGACAAAACGATTGACAACAAAACGGTGCGTGGTAGATTGGGTAACAACGTTATGATTTCACTGTAACGAAAAGGGCCGCACGAGGCGGCCCTGCTGGCTCCAACTATTAGTGGTGGTGGAAGGCCAGCAACGCGTAGAGCACCGCGCCGAGGGCGTGGTTACACGCGAGTAGCGCATAAATATTAAGGGACATATCAAGGTCCTTATGGTGGTTGAATTGTCTGACAAAAGCGACTTACCTTCAGTTTCCACGCCGGGGGTAGTCGCTACTTTTTTGGCGGGGCAGATCATGCCCGCCTGTCGATAATCCTAAACCCTTTCTTATTTTTTTTCACGAACTCTTCGTATGAAGATCGTCAATCCCGGCAGCAACGGGACTTGAAAGTCCAATTGGCGCTGACTCCTGGCTTTTAAGCCGATTTACGAAGTCATTCAAAACGGTTCAAAACCCCGCAGGTTCGCTGTTTAAGCGCATCGACACGGTACGCATACGGTCGCGTCCTCGCCCGACAGCAAGGCGTCGCACAAATGCAACAGCGGAGTCGCGCTGCTGGTCGCTCTGACCGCCACCGGTGCCGCCCGACGTGTCGGCAGCAATTCCTCCGTACCGCGCGCGGGCGGTGGATGCTGCATCACAGCGCATTGAGTGTGCATTCAATTGCACAGAAATCCCGCAGTATGAAACCGCCGGCGGCCCGCGCCAGTAGGCGGCCGCCGACCTCCGGCCAGGTGCATAGAAAGTACCCTGACAAATGAAGCGGGCAGGCGGGGAGGGGACTGCGCAGCGGCGGCGCCGCCGCCGGTGTGCCGATACCCCCCGCCGTACCCCCAGGAAGGTCTGATCGACACGCCGTCAGGCCCTACAGCGGCTTCGCAGATGGCGTCCGACCCTCGGCGGGCCAGTAGTGGGGCAACGGCGTGTAGGCGGTCTGAGCGGCCCCTGCGCACAATGTGAAAAACCATGCGGGAATGATGCGCGAGCGGCCGCGGGTTCGGCCGGCGCACGCCGCGTCCGGCTGCGGCGCGCGCCGAACCGGCGAGCCGCACAAAGCAGTAGTCATAGTGTCCCCCATAGGTTACAATTGATTCATGTTCAAAGTCCTGACCACCCCCCAATTTGATAACTGGCTCGACGGGCTTCGCGATCCAGTCGGCAGCGCGGCAATCAGCCTGCGCATCGAGCGGGCGAAGCTCGGCAACCTCGGCCAGTGGCGCGCAGTCGGTGACGGCGTCAACGAAATGAAGATCGACGTAGGGCCGGGATACCGAGCCTACTTCGTGAGGCGAGGAAAAATCATCGTCGTGGTGTTGTGCGGCGGGGACAAGTCGACGCAAAAGAAAGACATCAAGACGGCGAAGCAAATCGCCGGTGAACTGGAGGATTGAGTATGAAAATCAGCGAACTGGCCGAATTCGACGGCTCGAAGTACCTGAAGGACGAGGAAACGATTCGTCACTACCTGGCGCAAGCGTTCGAAGATGGCGATCCGCGCCTGATCCAGGCCGCGCTCGGGAACGTCGCGAAAGCACGCGGCATGTCCGCCCTGGCGCGCGAGTCCGGCGTAAAGCGCGAAGCGCTCTACCGTGCGCTGTCGGAAGGTGGGAACGCGGAGTTTGCAACGATCATGAAGGTTGTCGGCGCATTGGGATTGCACCTGACCGTTGCCCCGGCCGTGCAGGCGGCCGAAGCGGCGCCGGTGCCTGCGCCGACACCCACGCGCGCGCGCCCGCGCGCACGCGCTGCGGCACACGCGTAACGGCGCCAGGGCCGGCCGCGAATGTCGCGCCGGCCCCGACGACGTTTATGCCGCCGACGACGCCGGCGGAATGGCGTATGGATCGAAGCTCACGACTTCTTCGCCGAGCCAGTCGTTCAGCTCCAGGAAGCGCGACTGCAGCGGCACAATTTCATTTCGCCCGAACACGCGCGCAGCGGTGTCGGGCGTGCCAAACCCGCCCGAATTGCTCGGCACGATGCCGAGCAGCTGCGGCGGCACGCGATGCGCGGCGAGCAAGTCGTCGCGCGTCACGTTCTTGATATTGAAAAATTCATCCTTCGCGGCAACCTCGGAAACGGGGATAAGCTGGATGCCGTCCTTCTTGCCGCCCGGCGCATACATGAACACGTTTCGGAAGTTGCCCGGCCCCTTGCTGTTCTTCAACGCTGCGCGCATGTTGTCCACGTCGGTCTGAGTCTGCGCCGCGTCCGTCATGTACAGGATGAAGCCGGCATGGCTTCCATTCTCGTAATACTTCCGGCGGAACAGCGTCGACGATTCGTTGAGCCAGGCCGAATGAAGCGAGCTGAGATATTCCGGCAGGCCGTACACCTCTTGATTGATATCCGACTGCATCACATGAAAGACGCTGTTCGGCTCGAATTCATGTTCGATCCGCCAGCCGTTCGCGTACACGTAGCCGCTGAAGTCGGCCTTCCGGCGGGTGTACTTCGCAAGCGTGTTTTCCAGGCTCAGTGTGCCGCCGAGCCGATTGCGGCGCCGTTCCAGGTAACCGTTACCGAACACCATGAAATCGAGCGCCAGGCGTCCGAATTTCGCGCGTGAAAGCAACGGGTGCGGCCGGAACGTCGATGCCAACACGTTTGCCTTGAAGTACAGCGCGGAACTGTGGTGCGTGCTCGCTCGAAATGACTTCGCAATCCCGTGGAAGCTCACCGGCGGTTCGAACCACTGACCATTCGACCAACATTCAACGTAGTCGAGAATTTCGGCCCGATCCATCACCGGAATCGGGTCATCGAAGGTGAACACTTCGGCACGTGCCGGCGCTGGCGCGACCGGCGCGAGATTGGATGATGCGGCGGCCGTGTGGCGGCCGCGCGTGCGCTTGCTCACGAATAAATCTCCATGAAGGATTGAGAATTCAGGCCGCCGCCGTCGAGCGGTTCGCGGTCGATCGCATGCAGGCACGCCCACGCCAGGTCGGCGTGGCCGGTTTCCTCGGAGCGGTCGGCCGTGTACGTCGCGCGATGGCCGCCGGCCGTAATAGTCTGTTTGATCGCCATGAAGGCGGCCGCCAGGTCTGTCCATCCGGCGTCGAACTGAAAGCGTCCGTTGCGAATCACCGACTGGCCTTTGAGCACCAGGCGGGTTTTAACCTCGGGCGTGTAGTTGATTGCGGTCGCGCCAGGGTAGAACTTCCGGACGAGCTGGTAGACGCCCTGGCCCATGCCGGTTGTGTCGATGCCGATATGCCCGACGTTGTAGCGCAGCGTGACCTGGCGAATCGCTTCGGCCTGGGCTTCGAAGTCGTTGCCGCGGAACTGGTGGCGTTCGAGCACGCGGAACCGGCCTCCTTCGACGCGCGGCGGTGCGATAACGGCCAGACCGGCCGAGTCGCCCGTTAGTGCAGGGTCATAGCCGACCCACACCTCGCGATGGCCGAACGGGCGCAGCAGCAACGGCGAAAAGTCGTCGGCCCATTCTTCCCAGGAATCGACCATGCAGTTCTGCAGCTCGGTCAGCTTGAACACCGACAGAGAATCGTCGATGAACGCGCACATAAGCAGATTGGCGAATTCCTCGGCGCTGTACTCGCGGCGCAGCTCGTCGATGTCGAACAAGTCGCAGCCGCCCGCCATCGCGTCCAAGATCGTCACGATCTGGCGCCACTGTGCGTCCTTGCACAACATGCCGCGTACGAGCGCTTCGTGGCTTGTATCGATCTGAACGCGATCGCCGGCCGCGCGGCCACGGTTCGCGTGCGCACCGCTCCAGAACGCGAACGCCTCATGCATCACGCTGGACGGCGTGCTGAAGTACGTCTTGCGCCAGCGCTTGTGCATTGCCATACCGGATGCGACCTTGTTCAGCTCGCGGAACTTCGGTACCCAGAAATACTCATCGAAATAGAAGTTCCCGTGGTACGACTGCGCCGTGCGTGCGTTCGTCCCCAGGAAGTAGAGGATCGCGCCGTTCGGGATAGCAATCGGATCGCCGGTCAGCTCAACGTCGGCAGCGTCACGCGCGAACTGCGTGATGTACTGTTTGAACACGTGCGCCTGGGCCTTACTGGCCGACAGGAAAATCTGATTTCGGCCGGTATCGAGCGCGTCGACTAACGCTTCGCGTGCGAAATACCAGGTTGCGCCGATCTGCCGCGACTTCAGAATGTTCCGCGTGCGCTGGTCGCCGTTTCGATACCAGACCTTCTGGTAGTCGAACAGCGAATCGCGGAACGCCTCAACGATGCGTTTGTGCTGTTCCTCGGTGATTTCGTTGCGGACGGGCTTACGCTTCGGGCCTGCGCCACGGCCGGCAACCTTGGGATTCAGGTCGCTTTCCTTGCCGCTGCCTTCATAGTTGCGCACGCGCGCCAGGCGTTCGAGCACGCGGCCCAGCGCGTCCATTTCCTTGTAGTCGCCGCCGTCCTTCTTTTCCTTCTCGATGAGCACGACCATGCGCGCTTCGGCTGTCGCCGCGACGCGCTCCTGGGCGGTCGCCTCTTTCCATTGCTCGCGCCGACACCATGACGCGACGGTGGCGTACTTCAGTTCGAGATGACGCGCGATCGATGACACGCGCCAGCCCTGCCAATAGAGCGAGCGCGCGATCGTTCGAACGTCCTTTTCGCGTTTGGATTGGTCGGTGGTTTCGAGCATCCGGCAAGGGTAGGGCGACGCGCGCGCGCGATCACGCCGAGCACGCTGTACCCGCGAGCGCAACGAACACCGCTCGTTGAGCGCGCGACGCTGAACGCCGAATATGAGAACCACGCTCAATCAACCACGGTTCGAAACCTCTCTATGGCTGGCAAAACGAAATCGAAATTCTTCCGCGTAGCGGTGGAAGGCGCGACCACTGACGGTCGCGAGATCAAGCGTGAATGGCTCACGCAGATGGCGAAGAACTACGACCCGGCGCTGTATGGCGCGCGGATCAACGTGGAACACATTCGCGGCGTCACGCCGCTGTCGGCAAACACGCCGTTCGGTTCGTATGGCGATGTGCTCGCCTGCGAAGCGCGCGAAATCGAAGACGGGCCGCTGAAAGGAAAGATGGCGCTTTTCGCGCAAATCGACCCGACCGACGAAATGGTGAAACTGACGACGGACAAGCGCCAGAAAATCTATTCGTCGATCGAAATCAACCATTCGTTCGCGGACAGCGGAGAAGCGTATCTGATCGGCATCGCGGCGACCGACAACCCGGCAAGCCTCGGCACGGACAAGCTCAAGTTCGCCGCGCTGCGCTCCAGCAATGTCTTTTCCGACGCGCTCGAAACCACTATCGAATTCGAAGGCGTGCAGGAATTCGCGGGCCGCAGTCTGCTTGCGCACGTCAAAAGCATGTTCGCGAACAGTCGCACCGGCGACGAGAAGCGCCTGCTGGAAATTCAAAGTGCCGTCGAAGAAGTGGCGAAGTTCGCGAGCGAGCAGACGGGCGAGCTGCGTACCGCGCTCGCGAACGCCGAGCAACGCGCGACGGCTGCCGAAAAGAGTGCTGCCGAAGCGCTGTCCGCCGTCGAAAAGCTGACTGCGACTCTCGCAGCTACCGACAACAGCAATACGTTCCGTCCGAAGTCGACCGGCGGCAGCGGCGAAACGGTCACGGACTGCTGACCGTCAATCTGATTAACGGAGAACAACCACATGCAGAAACTCACGCGCCTGGCGTTCGAGCGATACGCCGCGCAAATCGCGAAGCTCAACGACACGTCCGACCCGTCGACTAAGTTCGCAGTCGATCCGACCGTGCAGCAAAAGCTCGAATCGAAGATGCAGGAATCGAGCGCGTTCCTGAAGAAGATCAACGTGCTGCCCGTGACGGAGCGCGAAGGCGACAAGGTCGGCTTGAGCGTCGGCCGCCCGATCGCGAGCCGTACCGATACGACGAAGGGGCCGCGCAAGCCGATCGATCCGACTGCGCTCGAAAGCACCGGCTATCGTTGCGAAAAGACCGACTCCGACACGGCGATTTCGTACGCGAAACTCGACGCCTGGGCGAAGTTTCCCGATTTCCAGACGCGCATTCGCGACCTGATCCTGACGCAGAACGCGCTCGATCGAATCATGATCGGCTGGAACGGCGCGAAGGTTGCGCCGGAAACCGATCGCGACGCAAACCCGTTGCTGCAGGACGTGAACATCGGCTGGCTGCAACAGTATCGCGCTCATGCAGCGCAGCGCGTGCTTCACGAAGGCAAGCAAGCTGGCAAGGTGATGGTCGGCAAGGGCGGCGACTACGCGAACATCGACGCCCTGGTGATGGATATCGTGTCGTCCATGATCGACGCCTGGTTCCAGGAAGATACGGGCCTGGTTGTGATCTGCGGCCGCGATCTGCTGCATGACAAGTATTTCCCAATCGTGAACGCCGACCAGGCGCCGAGCGAACGCCTCGCGGCCGACCTGATCGTGAGCCAGAAGCGCATCGGCAATCTGCCTGCGGTACGCGTGCCGTTCGTTCCGAAGGGCACGCTGATGGTGACGAAGCTCGACAACCTGTCGATCTACTACCAGGAAGGCGCCCGCCGGCGCACGCTGAAGGACGTTCCGGAGCGCGATCGCATCGAGAACTACGAATCGTCGAACGACGCGTACGTGGTCGAAGATTTCGGTTGCGGTTGCGTGGCCGAAAATATCGAGCTGGTGGCGGCATGACGATCAAGACGCCGGCCCGAATGCATTTCGAGCGCGTGAGCGCCGCACGTGCGGCGGCCGCGGCCGCACCTGGTGAAACGATGGCCGGCGCGACGCCGTACGAGCTGATGCTGCGCAAACTCGCAATCGACCGGCGCGCGCTGAAGGGCGTGCAGTCGGTGACCAGAAAAATCGAGCTGAAACGGAAGTTGCTGCCGGAGTACGCCGACTATGTGGCCGGCGTCTTGACAGGTGGGCGCGGTGCCCAGGATGACGTGCTGGTGACGATCATGGTGTGGCGGATCGACGCCGGCGACTACGATGGCGCGCTCGCGATCGCAACCTATGCACTGGAACATGGCCTGGTCATGCCCGACCAGTTCGACCGCTCGCTCGCTTCAGTCGTCGCCGAGCAGTTCGCCGACGCGGCGCTGCAATCGTTCATGGAGGACGGCACGTTCGAAGTCGCGAGCCTCGAAACGATCGCCGAGCGGACTGAGCAGGGCGACATGCACGACCAGATTCGCGCGAAGCTGTACCGCGCGCTCGGCTATGCCGTGCAGGCGGCCGAGCCAGTGCGCGCGCTCGATTACCTGCGGCGAGCGCTGAAGTACAACGAGCGCGTAGGCGTGAAAAAGGACATTGACCGGCTGACGAAGCTGGTCGAAGCCTCGGGCCGTCAGGGCGATGGCACCGGCGGCACGTAAAGAGCCCAACCCGGCATGGCGGCACCGACGCCCCTGGTCCTACGCCTGACGGACATGGACCTTGTGCGTCGGTCCACCGCCACCTAATCCTTTCCCGATCATGAGCAGCTTTGTTGCAACTGCGTCGCCGACGCCCGCCGCGTCGCCGGTCGACGGCGTCGTGACCAATGACGGCTGGTATCCCGACGTGAATCTCACCGGCCTGCGCGATGCGATGCGCCTCGACGGCACGGTGACAGCAGAACGGATGCGGCATGCGACCCGTGATGCCGTCCTGAGCGTGAACAGCGAGCTGTCCGCGTGGCGCACGCGCCAGGTCGCGGCCGGTCATGCTGCACTCGACGACGTGCCCGCCGCACGCGTCGACGGTCAAAGTGCCATCGTGCATCACTACCTGCGTGCGGTGTATCACCGCGCGTACGCCGACGTGACGGAGAAATTCCGCGGCTACGACTCAACGAAATCGGGCGGCCAGGATGCCGCCGACCTGGCCTGTACCGTCGAAGAAGCCAGGCGCAACGCCCGATGGGCAGTAAGCGCAATCCTCGGCGTCCCAAATTCGACTGTGGAACTGATTTGATGAAGGTTGCGGCACTGCAAGGTGAATCCCTCGACGCAATGTGCTGGCGCCACTACGGCACGACGGCCGGCACCGTTGAAGCCGTGCTCGAAGTGAATCCGGGCCTGGCCGCCCTGGGCGTCGCGCTGCCGATGGGAACGCTCGTCGACATGCCCGACCTGGACGCGATCGCGCAGACGAAGCCGCTACTGCAACTGTTTGACTGACCTGGAGCCGCCCGTATGGCTGAACCGAACACCTCGACCGCTGCCGCTCTGCTGGCCGCGGTCGGCCTGGCCGGCGTTGCGCCTGGCATCGACGGCGACGCACTGATCGGCGCGTTTGCTGGCGCCGCGCTCGTCGTCGTCACGTCGAAAGACCTGGGAATCGCGCAGCGGGCCGCCTACATGCTGATTTCCCTGGTCATGGGCTACCTGGCCGCGCCGGAGATCATCAATGCGGTTCCGATCCGCTCGACCGGCGTCGCTGCGTTCTTCGCTGCGGCGCTCGTCATCACGGTCACGCTGACGCTGATCGAGCGGGTGAAAGGGATGGACGTTTTCGATTTGCTCCGTAAGGGGAAGTGACATGCACCTGTCCTACGCCTTGATCGCGCTCGCGGCACAGGTCGCCGTGATTCTGCGTGTGCTGACGTACCGCAAGAACGGGGCGCGGCACCGTTTCCATATCGCGTGGACGGCCTGGCTGATCGTCGCGATTTCCGGCGGCTCGGCGATCGAGCTGCTACTGCACCCGGAGCCGGTCGGCGCGTTTCAGGCGCTGCGCGACGTGCTGCTGGCGCTATTCGTACACCTTGCGCGCGGCAACGTCGCGCGCCTACTGCGGAGTAATGACGCATGAACACCCTACGATTGGACACCCGCGGCGCGGAAGTCGGTCTGCTGCAGCAACGACTCACGCGAGCAGGCTATCCCGTCGACGTGACGCACGTTTTCGACGAACAGACAGAGCGGGCGGTGATTGCACTGCAGCGGGCGGCCGGCCTGGTCGTCGACGGCGTCGCGGGCAAGAACACCTACGCATTTCTCGCGACTGGCATGCGCGACCCCAAGCACATGACCGATGCGGACATTGCGCGTGGAGCAGACACCTTGGGCGTCCCGACCGCGTGTGTTCGCGCTGTGTGTGCCGTCGAATCGCGCGGCTCAGGTTTCCTGTCGGACGACCGGCCGGTGATTCTGTTCGAACGCCACGTCATGTATCGCCGCCTGGTCGAACACGCCGGGCCTGGCGACGCGGTGCATTACTCGCTGCTGTATCCGAACGTCGTGAACAAGCTGGCGGGCGGATACCAGGGCGGCGCCGCCGAATATGTGCGCCTGGACATGGCCGCGCGCCTCGACGCGGCGGCCGCGTACGAATCGGCTAGTTGGGGCGCGTTTCAGGTTATGGGCTTTCATTGGGAACGCCTGGGCTACTCGAGCGTCGACGCCTTCGTCGCGGCGATGGAGACGAGCGAAGGCGCGCAGCTCGACGCGTTCGTGCGCTTCGTCGCGGCCGATGCGGGTCTGCTGGCCGCGTTGAAAGGGCGAAAGTGGGCCGCATTCGCGAAGGGCTACAACGGCCCGGATTACGCCCGCAACCTGTACGACGCGAAGCTGGCCCAGGCATACGCGCGTTTCGCTGTCGACGAAAAGGCCGCCGCATGACCGCAGTCGGTGCGCGCGTGGTCGTTGTCGTGGCCGCTGCTGGTGTTGCGTTTGGCGGCTGGCAGTACGTGCGCGCGCTGCGGCTCGAACTGCACCAGGCGAGCGCGGCGGCCGCCCAGGCGAAACAGAGCCTGAGCCAGCGCGACGACGTAATCGACAGGCTACTGCGCGACGCGAACGAGAAGGACGAGCAGCGCGCGCAGCTCGAAAAGACCCGGCAGGCCGTCGACGCGGCACTCGCTGCCTACAGGAAGGAACTACGGAGCCTGATCGATGAAAACCCTGCTGTCCGCGAATGGGCTGCTACTCCTTTGCCTGACGACGTTCGCCGCCTGCACGCCCGTCCGGCCGCCACCGGCGCCGACGATTACGGTCAACGAATGCGCGGCGGCGAACCGCTGCACGATGGAGGCGACCGAACCCCGAACTAACGAGGAAATGAGCGACGCACTCGAAGTCGTGCGTGCGGCCTGGGCGCGGTGCGCGGCCGTCGTCGACATGATCGTGACATGCCAGGAAAAGAACCGCGGCACGAGCGCGACGCATGAATAAGATCAACAGTCTGCGCGTCGCGCTCACGGAGGCGGTGCCGGCGCTGTCCCATGCGCCGGACCAACTGACCGTGTTTATCAATCACGGGCGGATCGTCGCGACCGGTACGCGCTCGCCGTCGTTCGAATATCGGTACGAGGGCGAAATCATCATCGAGAAATTCACGGGCGATGCTGACGTCGTGTTCGTCGCGGTGGTGGAATGGGTGCGAGCCAATCAACCCGACCTGGTCGCGAACCCGGACGAGCGGCACCACGGTATTTCGTTCGTTGCCGACGTGCTCGACAACCAGGCAGTAGATCTGTCGATCAAGGTGCAACTGACCGAAAACGTTGTGGTCACGGACGGGGACGGCGGCCGCACGATCGAGCATGTCGACGATTCGGCTGATCGCGCGCTGTCGGATTCGAACGCATGGATGTGGGAATGTAATGGCGGAGCTGACCGCACTTGAGAAATGGGCGAGCGGCTTGCTCGCGAAGCTGTCGCCGGCGCAGCGCATGCGCGTCGCGCGCGACATTGCGGGTGAGCTGCGCCGCGCGCAGCAGTCTCGCATCGTCGCGCAGCAAAACCCGGACGGTTCCCAATTCGAGCCGCGGAAGGCGAAAGCGGGCGGAAAGCGGCTGCGCGACAAGAAAGGGCGGGTGAAGCGTGCGGCGATGTTCCGCAAGCTGCGCACTGCGCGCTATCTGCGCATCGAAGCGAACCCGGCCGGCCTGGCGGTCGGCTTCGACGGCCGCCTGGCAGGCATCGTTCGCGTTCACCAGGAAGGCAGGACGGCACCGGTCGAACCGGGCGGACCGATGGCGAAATACCCGGTTCGGATGGTTCTCGGGTTCGCGAAGCACGACCGCGACCTGGTGCGTGACCGTCTGTTACGCCACCTGACCGATTGACCGATAGTCGGCCTCGGTCGACGCCAGGCGTCGCGACGCCACGTCGAAGTACGCCGGACTCGTTTCGCATCCGATCCACTTCAGGCCGGCGTCGCGCGCGGCAACCAGGAACGTCCCGGAGCCGGCGAACAGGTCGCATACCACACCGCCTTCCGGCACCAGGCGCACCACGTCGCGCGCCAGCTCGATCGGCTTCTCCGTGACGTGCTGTTTCGGCAGCGTCAGGCGGGTCGGGAACACGCCCGGTAGGTACACGCTGCTGTCGTTCATCGGGCCGCGGCTTGCCCACACGATGAATTCCGCCTGTTGTGCGAATCCGCCGCGCCGCGGCCGCGTCCGACCAGGCGTTTTGTCCCATACCGCGATGCCGCGCAGAGTCAGGCCGGCCGCCTGCACAACGTCCGTGAGCGTCGCGAGCTGGCGCCAGTCGATAAAGCAGACGAGCAGGGCGCCCGGCTTCATCGCGCGCCGGCACTCGGTAAGCCAGGCGTGGCACCAGAACGCCCAGGCGCGCTGGTCCATGTTGTCCCCTTCGAAATCGGAATAGACGGCTTTCGTGTCGGTGTTGATGTACTTCTGGCTCGGGGCGCGCGTGCGTGCCGATAGGTGCAACCCGCCGGATGCATACGGCGGATCGGTGAACACCAGGTCGACGGACTGATCGGGCAGCGTGCGCGCCAGAGCGAGCGCGTCGACGCGATGAAGCTGGTTGAGCATCGGGGAAATGTCGGCCGCGGGCGCGGCTTCGGAAATCTGAATCGTCATGGTTCTAAGACAGCGTGGAAAGGGCACGCGCGACGCGCACCAGGTGCGTCGTTGAGCATGTGACGGCGATTGTCGGCGCACGATCGCTCGCGAGCGCGACGAGCGCCCTGTACCCGCGAGCACGACATTGGCCGTTGCTCGCTTCGCGCGCGGGCGATCGGCAACATTGCCGATATGGATTCGAACGAAATTAACCGCCAGATGCGCAACGCCGTCCGCAAGGGATCGATCTTCGATATCGATTTCGCGAACGCGTTGTGCCGTGTCTCGATCGGTGAATCGGACGAGAATGGCCTGCAGACGAACTGGATGCCCTGGCTGACGCCGGCGGCCGGCGACACACGCGAATGGTTGCCGCCGTCGAAGGGCGAACAGGTGATGGTGCTCGGCCCGATGGGTGATCTTGCCCAGGGCGTCGCGCTGCGCGGCTTCTTTTCCGATGCGTTCGGCGCACCGGACCAGAGTCCGAACGCTCACACCCGCACGTACAAAGATGGCGCGCGCGTTTCGTACGACTTCGCGGCGCACGCGCTCAATGCTGTGTTGCCGGCCGGCGCAACGGTTCGCATCGTCGCGCCGGTAAGCGTCATTGTCGAAACGGATGTCGCAACCGTCAAGGCGAAGGCCGTCACGATCGACGCGAAAAACACGACCGTCACGGGCGCATTGCTCGTTAAAGGGCCGTTCACGTTCCAGTCGGGCATGACCGGTTCGGACGGCAGCGGCCAGGGCGGTGCCGGCGCAGTGATGACGATTCAGGGCAGCGCTCGATTCACGGGCGTTGTGACGGCCGACACCGATGTGAAGTCGAAGAACGTCAGCCTCACGGAACACCCGCACGATGCGCGCGGCGAGTATGGCCGCACGTCCGGACCGATCGCGGGGGCATCGTGAAGGGAATGAACGCCGTCACGGGTCGCGCAATCTCCGGCCTCGAACACCTGGCGCAATCTGTCGGCCGAATCATCGGGACGCCGCTCGCGAGCTGCATTCAGCGCCGCGAATTCGGTTCCGAAGTTCCCGACCTGATCGACGCGCCGACGAACGGCGAAACGCGCGTGCGCCTGTACGCCGCCGTTGCCACTGCGTTGATTCGATGGGAACCGCGCATTACGGTGGCGCGCGTTCAGCTCGTCGTCGATGCTGAGAACGCGTATGCGGGGCGCCAGTACATCGACGTCGAAGGCTGGACCGATGAACGCGACGAGCCGGTAACGGTTCGCGTACCAGCATCGAATGGGGTCGCGCGATGAGAACGACTCCGATCGACCTGTCGCAACTGCCGGCGCCCGATATCGTCGACGTTATCGACTTCGAAACGCTGTACGCGCAACGCAAAGCGCGCCTCATTTCGCTCTACCCGAAGGAACAGCAAGCCGAAGTGGCGGCAACGCTCGCGCTCGAATCCGAGCCGTTGACGCGTTCCCTCCAAGAGAACGCATATCGTGAAATGGTGCTGCGCGCGCTTGTCAACGACAAAGCACGCGGCCTGCTGCTGGCATATGCCACCGGGACGACGCTCGAACACCTCGGCGCGTACTTCGACGTTGAACGCTTGTTGGTTTCGCCTGGCGATCCGGAAAACGAAACCGATCCTGTCTACGAGGACAACGACAGCTTGCGCGAACGCATCCAGCTCGCGCCCCGCGGCTTCTCTGTCGCCGGACCTGACGACGCGTACGTGTTTCACGCGCGCGCCGCTGACGGTCGCGTGTTATCAGCGTCGGCTTATAGCCCGAAACCGTGCGTCATGGTCGTAACGATTCTGTCGCGCGAAGGCGACGGCAAGGCGTCCGATGAGCTGCTGAAGGTTGTCCGCAAAGCGCTCGAAGGTAAGCGGCCGCAAACGGACCAGGTCATCGTGCAGAGCGCGGACATTGTCCGTTACACGATTCGCGCGACCCTGCGATTCTTCGCTGGTCCGGATCGCGCGGTTGCGCTCGCCGAAGCGACGAAGAGGACGCAGGCATTCGCCGATGCAATGCACCGAACGGGAATGGAAGTCACCGTGGACGGTCTGTATGCCGCGATGCGTGTCGCAGGCGTGCAAAAGGTGTTGCTCGATACGCCCGCAAACGGTGTGCCGATCGGCATCAACCAGGCGTCCTATTGCACTGGTATCGAGCTGATCGACGGCGGGGTGGCCGATGAATAACCTTTTGCCGCCGAACGCGACGCCGCTCGAACGGCGTTTGGCAACGACGAATGCCGCAATCAGCGATATCCCGGTGACGCTCGATGTGCTGATGGATGCCGACGCGATTCCGCTGCGCTTTCTGCCCTGGCTTGCCTGGCATTTCGGCGTCGACACCTGGCGCGATGAATGGCCCGAAGCCGTGAAGCGCGCTCGCGTGAAATCGGCTATCAGCATCGCTCGCAAGAAGGGAACGGCGGACGCGGTGCGCGAAGTCTGCGCGTCGTTCGGTGCAAACGTCGTCATGCGCGAATGGTTCGAGACGACGCCGCAGGGCGAGCCGGGCACGTTCGAAATCATTCTGACGGTCGGCTCGCGCGACGGCGTGCCAGTAACGGCGCAGTACGTCGCCGACATCATCGCCGAAGTGGATCGGGCGAAGCGCGGGACCGCCCACTACACATTGACGCAGGGCTACGCCTCGATCGGAACGATCGGCGTCGCGGCCGGCGCGCGTGCGGCGCTCTATCGCCGCCTCTCCCTCACGGATTGAACATGGCAGGAAACGTAATTCAGCTGACGGACGCCGGCCGTGCCGCCCTGGTCGCGCCGGGTAATACGGGCACCGCCGCGCGGAAGATCACGCAGATTGGCCTGGGCACGGCGTCGTTCGTGTTCAAACCCGACATGAAGGTACTGCCGAACGAGCTGAAGCGCACGACGACGTTCGGCGCATCGAACGTCGCGAGCGACACGATGCACGTCCTGATCCAGGACGACACGAACGCGCAGTACAAACTCTATGCGTTCGGCCTGTATCTGGATAACAGCGTGCTCCTGGGCGTGTACGTCCAGGACACCCCGATTCTCGAGAAGGCGCCGGCGGCAATGTTGCTGCTGGCCGCCGATATGGTTTTCAAGTCGATCGATGTGACGAAGCTCGAGTTCGGGCCGACTACGTTCCTCAATCCGCCGGCGACAACTGAGCAGAAAGGCGTCGTGGAACTGGCGACGCAAGCTGAAGTCGACGCCGGCGCGGACGACACGCGCGCCATCACGCCGAAGGGCGCCGCGACGCGCTATGTGCCGTTCATTGGCGGCCGCTTCACGGGGCCGGTAAAGATTTCGAAGGGCACCGGCGAAATTTCGGACGATGGTTCCAGCGTCCTGCAGACGTTCGGCGATTCGCGCACGACCGGGAAAACGCTGTTCGGAACGGGCGTGAAGGCTGGCCGCGCCTATGCGGACAACGATCGGTTCTACATGAGCGCGGATGGCGACGTTCGCGTCGGATCGAGCGGCGCCGCCGGCCAGCTCCAGCTCGCAGCTGGCAACGCGGTGCATGGGGTACTGACGAAGGATGGCCGCATTCTGTTCGGCAAGAACCAGACCGACGACGGCAATGCTGCGATGCAGGTCATGCCTGAGACACCGGAAGGGTTCGCCCTGGCGATCTACCGGGCTGCGGCGTATCCCCAAGCGATCAAGATCGCGGCATCGCCGAGCGCGTCGACCAGGAACGAAAACGTCATCGAATCGTACTCCGCGCTCGACAACGCGAAGCCGCTCGTTATCGGCGCGACGACCGACGGGAACAACGCCGAGCCGACACGCGGCGTCGTCGCGATTTGGTTGCAAGTGCTCGGGCAAACGCGGGCCGTGCTGAACAAAGACGGCCAGTTCTTGTTGGGTGCTGGCACGGCTGCAAGTGGGCCGGCGTTGCTCCATGTTGGTGGTTCGTCACGCTTCGCCGGCCCGATTTGGCGTGGCCTCACGAACGCGATTCAGGTCGGCTCGTCGGACAGCGCTGGCATCCAGAACGCAGGTACCGGCGGCGATGCATCGATCAACAACGCCCGCTTCAGTGCCGACACGGTCGGTCCCGCGATCAACCTCGGGAAGTCTCGCGGCTCGTCGATCGGCGCGCAGGCGGCAGTGAAGGCCGACGACGCTCTCGGGTCCGTCTATTTCTGTGGGTCGGACGGAGAACGGACGCTGATGGGGGCCGCTATCGTCGCGTCAGCGGCGTCCGGTTTCACGTCGACTTCTCACGCGGCACGGCTGGATTTCCACACAGTTCCGAATGGGGCGGTGGCGTCGATTCTGCGCATGCGTATCACCGCTGACGGCCGCGTGTTGTATGGCAACACGGACGACAACGGCCAGGACATGATCCAGTCGCGCGGCTCGATCTATTCCAGCGGTGGCGTGCGAAGCGCAGGGTACGACGCGAACGGTAGCGGCGCGCAGTTTCGCGCGGTCGGCGCGGATTACGGCGTCATGATCCGGAACGACAACAAGAGCGCCTGGTTCCTGTCGACGAAGAAGGGAGACGCGTACGGGACCTACAACGACTACCGCCCGCTCGCCTGGTCGCTCGACACGGGCGCCGTCCGTATCGACGGATCGGGCGCCGGCACCTCGTTCGGCGGATACGTGCGTGTCGCCGGCAATCTGGAAGTGTCAGGAATCGGGTACTTCGCGGGCGGGGCGAGCCAGGCGAAGTCGTACGGTTCTGGCGTCATCCTGGGCGCCAACGCGGGCGGCGGCGTTGTCCTGAAATGCGCGACGGCCGACGTGAACATGAAGATGTGGGACGTGCAGTCGAACGAGCGCCAGCTCAACATGCGCGCGGTCGACGACGAGTGGACCCAGGGTATCCCGTTCCTGACGGCGACGCGCGAGGACAAGAGCAACGCGATTCGCTCGCTAGCGCTCGTCCCGGCCGGTGGCCGCGTACAGGTCGCCGGCGCACCTGATGACGGCTCGTCTGCGTTCGCGGTGCGTGGCTCGATCAAGGGCATCGGCTCGGCTGGCGCACTCGTTGCGTCGAACGGCGGCGGCACGGGGCCAACGTCGGTTCTGCTGAAGCGCGACGGTGCGCCGGTCGACCAGAAAACCTGGGAAATGCTGACGTACAGCGATGGTTCGTTCGCCGTTCGCTCGACAAACGACGACTATACCGCCACACAAACCGCAGTCAGCGTCAGCCGCTCGACGGGCTACAACCTCGGCACGATGAAGCTGATGCCGCAGGGCGGCCGCGTGCTGGTTGGCGGCGCACAAGACGATACGTCGGTGCTCGTCAACGTCGGTGGCCTGGTCGCGGCGAGCGCACCGCCGGCCGGCGACAGCTCGAACAAGCTCGTCACGTCAGCCTGGGTGTCGACGGCCATCCTGAATTCGCAAATCGGACAGATTGTCTGGGAGGCGCGAACCGCGGCACGTGCCGGCTACCTGAAGCTGAACGGCGCCGAGTTGAAGCGCACCGACTACCCGCTGCTGTGGGCTTATGCACAGGCGAGCGGGGCGATTGTCGCCGAAGCGGATTGGCACAAGGGCCGCAACGGTTGCTTCTCGACCGCCGATGGCAGCACGACATTCCGCCTGCCCGACCTTCGCGGCGAATTCATTCGCTGTTGGGACGACGGCCGCGGTGTCGACGGCCAACGTCTGATTGGGAGCTGGCAAGACAGCCAGAACCGCAGTCACGCGCATGGCGCGTCGGCGGCGGCAGTGGGCGATCACACGCACGGTGCTTGGACGGACGCGCAGGGATTTCACGCGCATGGCGTCCACGATCCGGGACACGCACACCCCGTCAGGATGGGCCGCGTTGGCGTTGTGGCGACATCGTACGGTCAGGGATGGGGACCGTACAACTTCGACCGCCAGGACATGCACGGTACGGAAGGCGCAGGCACGGGCATTTCGATCGCTGGCGACGGCACACACGGTCACAACGTTGGCATCGGCGGTGCGGGCAACCATTCGCACGCGATTTCGGTCGCGGCTGACGGCGGAAACGAAGCGCGGCCGCGAAACATCGCGCTTCAACCTTCTATTCGAGCATTCTGAAATGAACGGTAATCTCCTACACCAATACGACCGCGAGACGGGGCAATACCTGAGCAGCATTCTTCCCGACCCCGATCCGCAAAACCCCGATCGCTGGATCGTGCCGGCATTCAGCACGCCCGATCCGCTGCCGACGTGCCCACGCCGGAAATGGCCGTTTCGTCGCGGCGACGCCTGGGCGCTGCTGCCGGATTTCCGCGGCGTGAAGCTCTATCGGAAGTCGGACGGGATGCCGTCCGAAATCTTCGCGGCGGGCATCGTGCCCGACGACGCGGAGCTGACGGAGTCGCCGCGTCCGTCGCCGGAACACGTATGGAACGGCAACGCGTGGGTGGTCGATGAAGCCGTTGTGGCGAAGCGGATCTACGACGAAGCGATGGCCGAATTCAATCGCCGGATGGACCATGCTCGCGACATGAACCAGGGCAAGGCTGACGCATACGCGGCGGGCCAGCTGTCCCGCGAAGAACGCTACTACTTCCGCGCCTGGTCGGCGTACCAGCTCGACATGGTGCGCGCGATCAACGCAAAGGGGTTCCCGCAGACCGTGGCATGGCCGCAAGAGCCGGCATCGTTCGAAGTGGCGTGCGGCCCGGTCATGACGGACTACGCAGCCCGCATGGCGAAGGCGAAGGAAATCACGGATGGCATGGCCGACGCCTACAAGGGCGGGATGCTCTCCGTTGACGAAACGCGTATCTACGAAGCCTGGACGGAGTACGAGCGACGGCTTACGCAGGCGATCGACGGCGACAAGTTTCCGAACGACGTTGTGTGGCCGGATGAACCGCCGAAGAACGAGCCGGCGGACGACGAAAGCAACACTACCGACGACGCGGCGCAGGAGCCCGACGCCGGCGACACGCTGTAACGCCGCCGCGTTACGGAATTTCCATTTCACATAGACCAGGAACAGATATGGCAGGCACCTATCACCACGGCGTACGCGCCTACGAACTCAACGACGGCGGCCGGCCGATTCGCACGATCTCGACGGCCGTCCTCGGCATCGTCTGCACCGCAGAGGATGCCGACGCAACCGCGTTTCCGCTGAACACGCCCGTGCTGCTGACGAACGTTCGATCGGCCGTCGGCAAGGCAGGGACGAAGGGCACGCTGAAGCGCACGCTGGACGCGATCGGCAAGCAGACGAACCCGGTCACTGTCGTGGTTCGAGTCCCGCAGGGGAAGGACGAAGCGGAAACCACGTCGAACGTTGTCGGCAAGGTCACGCCGGAAGGCAAGTACACCGGTGCGAAGGCACTCATGACGGCGCAGGCGAAATTCGGCGTGAAACCGCGGATTCTCGTCGCGCCTGGCCTCGACACGCAGCCGGCGGCCGCCCAGCTCGGCATCGTCGCGCAATCCATGCGCGGCATGGCCTACGTGTCCGCGTATGGCTGCAAGACGAAGGAAGAGGCGACCGCGTACCGGAAGCAGTTCGGACAGCGCGAAATCATGGTCATCTGGCCGGACTGGCTCGGTTGGGACGACGACGCAAACGAAACGGTCGTGATTCCGGCGCCGGCGATCGCCGCCGGCCTGCGCGCGAAGATCGACAACGATATCGGCTGGCACAAGACGCTGTCGAACATCGTCGTCAATGGCGTCACGGGTATCAGTGCGGACGTGTCGTGGGACCTGCAAGACCCGGCTACGGATGCGGGCTACCTGAACGAGCAGGAAGTGACGACGCTCGTCAATCGGAACGGCTATCGCTTCTGGGGTTCGCGTACGTGCTCGGACGATCCTCGGTTCGCGTTCGAAAACTACACGCGCTCGGCGCAGGTCGTCGCCGATTCGCTGGCGGAAGCCGAAATGCCGAACATCGACGGTCCGCTGAACCCGTCGCTTGCGCGCGACGTGGTCGAAAGCAACAACGCGTGGTTCCGCGAAACGGTGTCGAACGGCTACCTGATCGGCGGTGAATCGTGGTTCGACGCGGAGCCGAACACGAAGGAATCGCTGTCGGACGGCCAGGCATACGTCGACTACGACTTTACGCCGGTGCCGCCGCTGGAAAACCTGATTCTGCGTCAGCGAATCACCGACCGATATCTCGCCGACTTCGCTGCGCGCGTGGCGGCATAACAGGAGAAATGACATATGGGTATGCCGCGGAAACTGAAGGGGTTCAACCTGTTCCACAACGGGACGAACTTCGTCGGCCAGGTCGCCGAAGTGAACCTGCCGAAGCTCAAGCGAAAGATGGAAGCCTGGCAAGGCGGGGGCATGGGCGGCCCGATCAAGGTCGATTTCGGCAACGATGAGCTGCAGCTCGAATGGACGTGCGGTGGCTTCATGGAGGAAGTCGTTTCGCAGTACGGCATCTTGAAGCACGACGGCGTGCAGCTGCGCTTCGCCGGCGGCTATCAGCGCGAGGACAGCAAGCGCTTCGACTCGATCGAAGTCGTTGTGCGTGGTCGACATGAGGAAATCGACATGGGCCGCGCGAAGGCGAAGGAGGACACCGAATTCAAGGTCACGACGAACGCCAGCTACTACAAGCTCTCGATGAACGGACGCGTGCTGATCGAACTCGACTTCATCAACATGATTCAACGCGTCAACGGCGACGACTTGATCGCCGATCTGCGCGCCGCGATCGGCCTGTAACAACGTGCTTGCGCGACACGCGCGGGCAATCGAAATCATCATCCAAGGAAAGCACATGAAAACGACGAAAACCGACGAAGCAGTTCTGCAGGCAACCATCATCGAGAAAAACGACGCGGCCGCGCCGGCGAAGCCGTCGACGGCGCTGGCCGTCGCGGCCGCCGAAGCGGCGCCGGCGATCCACGACGATCCGAACACGCACACGCTCGATACGCCGCTCGAGAACGGTGACAACGTGATTACGCGTGTCACGCTGCACAAGCCGAATTCCGGGGCGCTGCGCGGCACGTCGCTGTCGGCCCTGGTCAACCTCGACGTGGACTCGTTGCGCAAGGTGTTGCCGCGCGTCAGTACGCCGACGCTCACCGAATGGCAGGTGACGATGATGGACCCCGCGGACCTGGTCGCCCTGGGAGGCATCTTCATCGGTTTTTTGATGCCGAAGGCCGTGAAAGCGAACATGGAATCCCTGACCGCGTAGAGGACGCGATGGCAGATATCGCGACGGTGTTCACCGGCTGGACGCCGACGACGATGTACGAGTTTGAACTAGCCGAACTGATGGAGTGGCGCGAGCGCGCCCGGATACGAAGCGGAAGCGACGATGGATAACGCTCTTAAATTGCGGGTCATGTTCGACATGATCGACAACTGGACGAAGCCAATTCGGAACGTCCTGAACAGCAACAAGGGCTTGGCCGAGTCGCTGAAGCGCACGCGCGGCGAGCTGGCCGAACTCGGGAAGAAGCAGAAGGAAGTCGCATCATTTCGCGACATGCGTTCGGGCCTGGCCGAAACGGCGACCAAGCTCGGCGCGGCCCAGGCGAAGGTGAAGGCGCTGGCCGGCTCGCTGCACACGTTCGGGCCGCCGTCGCAGCAGATGGTGGCCGACCTGGCACGAGTGCGCCAGGCGGCCTCACGCCTGCGGGCAGAACAGAAGAAACAGACCGAATCCGTCGACGCGCTGCGCCAGCGGCTCGCGCGGGCCGGCATCGATACGCGCAATCTATCGCAGCATGAGCGCGAGCTGCGCTCGAACATCACGACGACGACGGCGGCGATGCAGGCGCAGACTCGCCAGCTGGAAGCCATGTCCGAGCGTGAGAAACGCTTGGCGACCGCGCGCGGCAAGATGCAGGCCGTGCAGGGCGTCGCCGGCGGCATGGCGATCGGCGGATATGCCGCGCGATCGACCGGCATGCACGCGCTGACTGATATGCGCGAAACGCTCGACGAGGCGAAGAAGATGACGAACGAGCGCGCGCGTATTACCGCGCTCGGCCTGGGCGACGTGGCAACGCGCGACGCGGAGAAGTACGCGCGCGCCATGAAACAGATGGGTGTGAGCACGTCGGACAACATGACGTTGATCCGTGACGCGCTGTCGATTTTCGCCGATGAGCATCACGCGCAGATGGTGATGCCGACGCTCGCGAAGATGAAGTTTGCGAACGAAGCCTTGTTCGGCGCGGAGGACGCGCACGCGAACGAAGAGAAATTCATGAACATGCTGAAGGTCATCGAGCTGCGCGGCGGCACGAAAGACGAAGCCACGTTCAAGAACGAAGCCAACATGGTGCAGAAGGTGCTGTCCGCGACCGGCGGCCGCGTCGGCGGCGATGAGTGGCGCAACTTCATCCAGACCGGTGGCGTCGCTGCAAAGCAGATGCGCCAGGACGCGTTCTATTACCAGATGGAACCGCTGATTCAGGAAATGGGCGGCCACGGCGTCGGCACCGGCTTGATGTCGGCGTACAGCAACGTCTATCAGGGCAAAACCACGGTGCGCGCGGCACAGGAGATGATGAATCTCGGGTTGCTCAACAAGAAAAACGTTGAGTACAACAAGATCGGGATGATAAAGCGGATCAAACCCGGCGCATTGCTCGGCGGCGATCTGTTCAAGGCATCGCCGCTCGAATGGCTCGAAAAGGTGTTGCTGCCGCAGATGGCGAAGAAGGGCATCACCGACCCGGACAAGGTGAAGGACACGATTTCAACGATCTTCACGAACCGGACGGCAGCTAACCTGTTCTCGACCATGTACATGCAGCGGGACCAGATTCACAAGAATGAACGGCTGAACACCAACGCGTACGGCATTGACGACGCTGCGCGCCTGGGCGCCGAGCAGACGCAAGGGAAGGAACTCGACGCGCTCGCGAAGATACGTGAAGTCAAGCGCGAAATCGGCGAACGTATCACTCCCATGTACAACGCCGGCCTGGACAAGACGCGCGAGCTGCTTTCGTCCATCATCACCCTGATCAAGAACCACAGTGCCGGCGCAAAGGTCGTGCTGTCCGTCGTCGCAGCGCTCGCTGCGCTCCTGGTCGTCATGGGAACGGTTGCGATCGCGCTCGCCGGTGTTCTCGGGCCGCTCGCGATTGTTCGCTTCAGCATGACCACGCTCGGCATGCAAGGCGGCATACTTGCGCGTGCGCTCGCTATCGGCGGCGCAGCGTTGCGTATGTTCGGAACCGCCGCGATGTTCGCAGGGCGCGCTATGTTGATGACGCCAATCGGCCTCGCGATCACGGCGGCCGTTGCCGTCATCGCCGGCGCCGCTTACCTGATATATCGGTATTGGACGCCGATCACGGCGTTTTTCGCGGGCGTCTGGAGCGGCGTGAAAAGCGTGTTCAGCAGCGTTGTCGGATGGATCACGCAATACCTGATGAACTGGACGCCCCTGGGCTTCATCGTCGCCCATTGGGACGACCTGAAGGCGATCACGCTTGCCGTGTGGGAACTCATCAAGGCCCGCATCGTTTCGGCGGCCAGCTCGGTCGTGGACTTCTTCATGAACTGGACGCTCGTCGGCGTCATCGTGCGCCATTGGGACACGATCAAGGCGGCAGCGGGCGCGACGTGGAACTGGATCGCGAGCACCGCCACGGCGGCCGGCCGTGGCATCGCCGATTTCTTCGTGAACTGGACGTTGCTCGGCGTTGTCGTCCGGCATTGGGACGAGATAACCGGCTTCATGTCCGGCCTGGTCGGGCGCTTCACGACGATTGGCGGTCAGATTATCCAGGGCATGATTGCCGGGTTCACGGGAGGCATGTCGGCGATGCGTCAGGCGCTGAACAACGTCGGCGAAAGTGCGATTTCCTGGTTCAAACAGAAGCTCGGCATTCACAGCCCTAGCCGGGTGTTCGCCGAACTCGGCGGATTCGTCGGGCAGGGCGCGGCTATCGGGATTGATGGCGAGCAGCATCGAGTCGCGCGCGCGGCGCTCGGTGTCGCCACGGCCGCCGTTACAGCGTTCGGCACGCCTGCATTCAGCATGCCGGCACTGACGTTGCCGACGACGAGCGGCTCCGCGCCGGCGTCGCAGCTCGGCGAAGCGGCGGCCGCAGCCGTCGTACGGCAACCGGTAGCGATCGACCGTCGACCGCCGCTGACGCTCGCGCCGGCCGCGCCCGTGGGCGCAGCTGCGGTCAACATGGCGCCGGCGGCCATCACGATCCACATTCACGCACAGCCAGGCATGGAGCCGCAGGCGATTGCACGAGCGGTCGCGGCCGAACTTGATCGCCGCGAGCGAGCGAAGCGCGCGCGTACCGGCTCACGCCTGTCGGACTGACATCACGGAGATATGCCGATGCTGACATCGCTACTGTCGCTCGACCAATTCGCATTCAACCTGACGACGGCCCCGTATCACGAACTGCAACGTCGCCGACAGTGGAAGCACCCGAAGAAATCCCGAATCGGTGTACGCGACTCGCGCCAGTACACGGGGCAGGGTGACGACACGATCACGCTGCACGGCATGGTCGCCCCTGAATCGATCGGCTCGATCGCGTCGATTAAGCGACTCGCCGATATGGCCGATACCGGCGACGGCTACGTCCTGGTCGACGGAACGGGAGTCGTTTATGGAGTGTTCGTTATCACGGGCCTGGACGAAACGCAGATCTACCACACGCCGGAAGGCGTGCCGAAGAAAATCGACTTCTCGCTGACGCTGGAGCGCGTCGACGACGATGCGCTGCGCGTCGCCCAGGATCCGGACGCGAACACGGACGACGAGGCGGGCAATGACGACGCGAAGTGAATACGCAACCGACGAGCGGCGTCGATCGGATCGCATCGAGCCGAAACCGGACTACCGGATTACGCTCGGCGGAAAGAACATTTCACGCCGATTCCTGCCGCGGCTCGAATCGCTGACGCTGTCCGAAGCGCGATCCGACGAAGCCGACACGATCGACCTGGTACTCGACGATTCACGGAACGACCTGGCGATCCCGAAGCGCGGGGACGAAATCAAGGTGTCGATCGGATGGGCCGGCGATCCGCTCGTTGACAAAGGCACGTTCGTCGTGAACGAGGTCGAACACAGTGGGGCGCCGGACACGATCACGGTGCGCGCGCGGTCGGCCGCGATGACGAACGGCATGCAGGAACGTCGTGAAAAGAGCTGGCACAAGCAAACGATCGGAACAATCGTGCAGACCATCGCGAAGCGTTATTCGCTGACGCCGGCGGTCGGCGACAAGCTCGCGAAGATTCAGATTGCGCACATCGACCAGACACACGAAAGCGATATGTCGTTCTTGACGCGGCTCGCGAAGCGCTACGATGCCGTCATGAACGTGAAGGACAAGCGGCTGCTGTTCATGCCGATCGGCACCGGCAAGACCGCGAGCGGGAAGGCGCTGAAGGTGCTGAACCTGGCGCGCGCAGACGGCGACATGCACCGATATCACGTGTCCGAGCGCGAAAACTACTCAGCCGTGCGCGCGCACTACCATTCGAACGGAAAGGCGAAGCGGAAATCAGTCATCGTCGGCGGCGAAAACAACCATAACGTAAAGGTGCTGCCAGAGGACTACGCGACCGAAGCTGAAGCGCGAGCCGCTGCGCAGGCAGAATTCAGGCGCACGCAGCGTAGCCAGGCGACGCTCGATTACTCGCTGGCACGCGGCCAGGCTGACTTGTTTCCGGAAACGCCCGTCACGGTGAGCGGCTTCAAACGGGAAATCGACGAAACGGCATGGCTGGTGAAGAAGGCTACGCATCGGATCGGTAACGACGGGTTCGTGACTGACCTGGAGCTTGAGATGCGCGACGATCCGACGACGGATCGGCATCGGTCACATTTCCGGCACGGCAAGAAGTAAGTCGATCGTCCGTGCATATTAGTTTGGTGGATTCGAGAGACCATAGATAGCATCGGCTCGTACACCTGGCTGACCGGGCACATCGCCCATGACGATTCCGTAGATCGAAAATCGCCAGAAACTTCGCTCGGGTGCGTTCGGATCTTGGACGGCGAGATAGGTGAGGGCGCCACCGCCAACGTTTTTGTCGATGCGCGCTCCCCATTGCGGATTCAGGAACAGCGTTTCGAGCGTCGGAACAATGGATGGGTGAAAAAATGAGGCCCGAAGGTTCTTGGGCGGCGTCAGCTCAGCTTTCCAGTGATGCCACGCGAGACCGACCATCATGTATTCGCACAGCCTAGTTACCAACTCGCAGTCAAGCGAGAGCTTCATTTCAGGGAACCACCGAGGGGCATAGTCGCCTCGCCATTGCCGATTCCATTCATCAAACAACGTGCGACGAAGACGAGCATTTTTTGCGAGTCGCGGTGGTACCAGTTCGTTCAATGTCCGCGAAGCAGCGGCGTGACGTGCACCGAATGGCAAAACGGTGAGCAAGTGGTGCTCAATGCGGGATTTTGCGTTGTTGCATGCCGAACACGCCGGCACTTCGGGCAGGTTATCGCGCTCTGATGGAAGTAAGAAACCACGCGCGATTACGTGGTCACGAACCTGTCCGCGTTTTTGTGGGCGAGGCGGTTGAACGGCACGTTATCCGCGCGCCTGCATAAATCGCTCTCCGA